CGAGACGCTGCAACCGTTGACCAAGTTTCGCCAGTTCTGTGATGTGCGCGATGCAAGTCAGCAAGGGCAGCACAAAGGCAATACGTTCACGTGGGATGTGGTTGGTAACGTAGTCACCAGCGGCGGTACTGTGGTGGAAACGAATACCATGCCGGAGACGAACTTTGATTATATGAGGTTCGCCCTACAGTAATGTAGGGATAAATCAACTCTGTGAAATGCTGGAATCCCCTTAGAGCTTTGAGTGCTACTAGGCGAAAATCTCAAAGATTGGGCAATCAGCAGGGAATAGGTGAAAAACATGGAACGAGAGCAACTAGCTTGGATGGCAGGAATGTTTAACGGCGACGGATGTATTTCATTGACATTGCTGGACTGGAAAACTCGGTTTAATGCCAGAGTGCAGGTAGCGCTTTCTCAAACTGACATGGAAACACTCGGTCAGTGCGAAGAATACGTAACCAAGATTATTGGCAAAACACCGTACAGGACAGTGAACAAGGCACACGGAGATGGGAAGTCGGACATTCACCACATTCGCATGAACAAGATGGTGGACGTTACGACATTTCTTTCTGCAATCCGTCCTTGGCTTGTTGGAAAGAAAGCCAAGAAAGCCGATCTTGTCATCAAATACATTGAGCGCAGAAAAACGTTCGATCATCTGAATTCCAATGATGTAAAACGAAATATCCGTAACGACGAAGTATCAATGCGGATCGTTCAGGAATTCTACAAGCTGAATAACGCCAAGGTTCCACAGAAAATCACTGAGGCCCTCAACGACTATCTCGCAAGAGAGTACGGGCAAGCGCCCGGAAGTGCAGAGTATGCTCAAGCAGCATAAAGATATAGTCTCATCTGCATGGAAACATGCAGCAGCCGAAAGGCGGTACGCAATTAGCGATTGCGTGCGAAGAAATTGTCACGATCACGCAAGGCACTTTGACCGTTGTAGAGTACGGGAATTCGGTGAGTATTCATTAGGACGCCGCGTCGCGTTTGAGTCATCGACTTTTGATGATTTAGGCACGAATGAAAAGAGTGTTAATTGCTGGGAACCCCTAACGGTAACGCCGAGGGCAATCAGCAGCCAAGCACCACAGGAATGTGGTGAAGGTTCAACGACTAGGGCATGGAGTCCAGACCGGACAGTAAAGCCCCACGAATGCACTCCCCGAAAGGGAAGATATAGTCTGGACTCATGGGAAACCATGAGAAGCGCGGGATTAAATGCTTGCGCGATAACAAAACGACCTTACTCTGGAAAACTCGAAGCGCTTTCGCAATTCGATGTGAAGCGTCCTGTGATGCAGGCGCTGAAAAACGATGCGGTCAAGACGTTTGACCGTGCCGTGCAGACGCAGTTCAATGCGTGCCAGTTGCGCGTAGTGGCGACTTCTACCACTTCGCTCACGCTGACCACGAACGGAACGGCGACTGCGACGAACTCGCAGGCATATAACGCTGCGGTACACAAGCTGATGGTCGATCTCATCAAGGAACGGAATATTCCTCCGTATCTTGGCGACGATTACATCTCGCTTGCGTGGCCGTCCACGTTCCGTCCCCTGAAGAACGACATGGAGACGCTGCACCAGTACACGCCTCCGGGTCTCGGTCTTATCATGTCCGGTGAAATTGGCCGGTATGAGAACACCCGTTTCGTTGAGCAGTCGAACATCCTGAAAGGGGTGAACAACGATGGAACGGCATGGACCAATGGAAAATCGGACTGGATGTATATTTTTGGCGAGGACACGGTGATGGAAGGCATTACCATCCCTGAGGAAATCCGAGCAAAAATCCCGACCGACTATGGGCGAAGCAAAGGCGTGGCTTATTACGCGCTCCTTGGCTTTGGTATCGTCCAAACCAATGCGACGGATTGCCGTATCGTCAAATGGGATTCGGCTGCTTAATTAACAATGAAGGATACGGCGATCTTCTCCGCCACGCCTTCAAATTTTGTCCGGTTGAGAGGATGACCGGATAAGGAGATGTAAATGGCTACTCAATCACTGTCGTATGACCATCCGCAATATACGGTGCATGGTTGTTTTTCCAGTAATCTGACTGGTGCTTCCAAAGCGTTGCGTTTTTGTGCATTTACCAGCATGATTATTAAGACTTACAACCTGACCCCGGCTGTTGCTGGAACGAGTGCGTCGCAGGTGTATACGGCGTACAAACTGACTGGAACGACTACCACCACGCAGATTCTGACGACCTATGGTTCGGCAGGAACGGCAGGTACTTCGGTGGCTGGTACATTTACTCTTTCTCAGGGTGATGTGCTTTCGATTACAAAAGGAACTGATGCTACGGACGACATGGCAGTCGGCATTGAATACGCCATTGTTCCCGGTGCGTCTACTACTCTGTAAAGGAGAATGTTGATGGCAAAGTACCCTGCTAGAAGTGAGCAGCGGTTGGTGAAGCAGAATCTCATCGAGGAAGGATTTACGCGAGAGTCCATTAAATCGGGCTATGCGCGAGATCGTTCTGGCGATGTGCCGCAGCTTCACGGAACGGAACATACGCGAGAGCGTATGGACCGCGTGTATGGTCAGCAACCGTCGATGTACAGTCGTTACTCCGACATCTGGCAAGACCCGCGTGATCCGTCTACTCCGCTGGAAGAAATGGGGTTCATCCCGCGTAACAACGTGCTGGACCGGCTGTAATGGACACACGTTCTCGCAAAACTGTCAAGTTGGAACCGACGGAACGTATGTCGTGGGCCGGTCGCAAGATCGGCTATCCCGGCGAAGTTCCGAAAGTTTTCAATGAAGCGGACAAGAGCAAGAACGTGTTTGTCCGTCAACCTCCTCAGAAAAAAGGAATGTAATCATGGCAAACGGCATTATGAAGAAAGGTGCAATGGGCGGCGCTTCGGCAGGTGTTGAAGATGGACTGTCGAGTGTTTCCGCGATGGGCGGTGTTTTGCCGCGTGGTCGTACTGGGTCGTCGGGTAACTGGATGTCGCAACTGAATGACGGTAGCACCAGTCAGTTTCCGGAAACGGTTCAGGCGCTGAAAGAAGTCAATACGCGAAAAAACAACGATCCGATCTACTGATAGAGGGCGGGGGGCGAAAGCCCCCCGTTTTATATGGAACCTGAAAGTTTAATTGGAGAAACACAAATTCGGGAAATGTGTACTCTCGCAAGAGATACACCGCCCGGATGTTTTATTGAAGTAGGTGTCTATAAAGGTGGAAGTGCGTACCATTTGTCAAAACTTGCTAAAGAACAAGGTCGGAAAATTTTCCTTTACGACACATTTACAGGCATTCCGTTTGCTGACGAAATAGATGCTCACAAAGTTGGAGATTTTTCAGAGACGAGTTTTGAGGAAGTTAAAGCCGCAATTCCTTATGCTTCAGTAATCCAAGGAATTTTCCCAAACTCAATGGTTGAAATGCCACAAATAGCTTTTGCTCATATTGATGCGGACCAATATAGGAGCATAAAAGAATCTATAGAGGCACTGTTACCAAAAATGGTAATAGGCGGCATCATGGTATTTGACGATTACAACTGTCTCCGTGGTGCAAATAAAGCGGTTGATGAGAAATTTTCAGGGTTTCTTACATTTACATCGTCAGCTAAAGCCGTTGTCAAAATAACCGAGGAACTATGTCAATTGTCCTAAAAGACTGCAAACGAGGGCGCTTTCTTATCCGGGACAATGATCGTTATTTAGGTCGTTCCTTATTGGAAAGCGGGGAATTTGGCGAGGGGCAGGTAGAGTTGTTCGAGGCATTCATCACAAAGGAAATGGTTGTGGTGGATGCGGGCGCCAATATCGGCGTGCATACCGTTACGTTCTCCCGACTTGCACAGACTGTGCATGCCTTCGAACCGATGCGGGATAATTTCCACATGCTCTGCGGCAACATGGCGCTGAATAATGTTCGGAATGTGCATTGCTACCAATTGGCTCTTGGCGAGAAGATTGAGCGTCAGAGCGTGGCGCTATTTGATACAGAACAGCGGAATAACTTTGGCGGCTGGACTCTGGACGTAGTGGGGACGAAAAACGACGAGATAGGCATAATCCCGCTGGATATTCCGTGCAATTTCCTGAAAATCGATATTGAGGGTATGGAAATTCCTGCACTCAAGGGTGCGCGTCCAATGATTCAGGTATGCAAGCCGCTTATCTATGTTGAGAATGATCGGCCTGAGCATGCTGATGAATTGATCGCGCTGATTCGGGAATTTGGGTATCGTCCATATTGGCACGTAACGCCAATAGGGGGCGAAGGAAGCCTCTTGTCCGAAATGGCGAGCATTGATATGTTCTGCGTACCGGACATGATGACACTGCCCGGATCGGAGTCGGCAGAGGCGTTTGAAGGCGATTGGAACCGTAAATTTCAGGTACTTTCTGATAACCCGGAGATGGCAAATGCCTTGGAGTAAAGAGATTCAGGACGGGAACGAAACAGGGAAAATTCGTTGGGAACTTGTTCCCTATACCCGAGGACTTGGATTAGATATTGGATGCGGTGCGGTAAAGGCATTTCCGCACTTCATAGGTATCGATAACAAGAAGGACACGCGCCTGTTCGGGCAGCAGATGGACCCGGACATGACGGTCAAGGACGCGACCACGCTCCCGATGTACACCGATGGCAGCATGGACTTTGTATTCTCGTCCCATATGCTTGAGCATCTGGTGGACTACAAGGCGGCGCTCAAGGACTGGTGGCGCATCCTGAAAGTTGGCGGCTATCTGTGTTTATACCTGCCACATAAGGACTTCTACCCTAACTGCGGCACGCCGGATGGGAATCCTGACCACAAATGGGATTTCCTGCCGCAAGACATCATTGACGCGATGGACGAGATAGCTGACGGCTACGATCTGGTGCGCAATGAGGACCGGAACGAGAAGATCGAGTATTCGTTTTTCCAAGTGTACAAAAAGCTGGAATCCGGGCGGGAAAACTCGTGGTCCAAACCCCGTCCCGAGAAAAAGGCGGCTGTGATCCGCTACGGGGCGTTTGGAGACATTTTGCAGACAGCTTCGGTCTGTGCAGGGCTGAAAGACGCTGGATTCCACGTAACCCTGTATTGCGAGCCTCGGGGCTACGATATTGCCCATTCGGACCCGCATATTGACGAGTTCATCATCCAAGATCAGGACCAAGTGCCAAACAGCCAACTGGGGCCGTTTTGGGACTATATAAGCCCGAAATACGACCGGATGGTGAATCTGTGCGAGTCCGTTGAAGGTGCGCTCCTAGCCCTTCCTGACCGCATTACGTACCGTTGGAATTCCGACGCTCGCCACCGGATGATGAACAAGAATTATCTGGAATTCGCCCATACGATTGCTGGTACAAATTACCACAAAACCAAGAAATTCCAGCGATTCTGGCCGACGGACGAGGAAATCGCTTGGGCTAAAGCAGAACGGGCAAAAATCCCCGGAATAGCCATTATGTGGGCGCTGGCAGGCTCAAGCGTCCACAAGGTATGGCACTGGATCGACGTTACCTATGCCCGTCTGATGACCGCTACGGATGCCACGGTAATTACGGTGGGGGACGACAAAACCCGGATGCTGGAAGCCGGATGGGAGAAAGAGGACCGAATCTGGAAGCGGTCGGGGGAATTCACGATCCGGCAGACCTTGGCTTTAGCGCAACAATGTGACATTGTGGTAGGGCCGGAAACCGGGGTATTAAACGGGGTCGCCTACGAGAAAAATGTGGGGAAAATCGTGATGCTGTCGCATTCTTCGGTTGAAAACCTAACTCGGGATTGGGAGCGTACAATCAGCCTGTGGTCGAAAAATACCCCATGCTATCCGTGCCACAAGATGATTTACGACTGGAAATTCTGTGTCCGTGAGGAAGAAGGCGTAGCGGCTTGCCAGAAAGACATTCACCCGGACCAGATGTGGAAGGCGCTTTGCAAAATGATTCCTGCGCAGAACTTCACACAAATGGATAAAAAGGTGGCATAAATGCCCGTTTCCGGAAGCTACGACTACACGGTATCCGCGCTTGATGTCATTGATGGCGCGTTCGAGAACATTCAGGTCGAGCCGGAAGCCGCTGATTACACGATTGCCCTGCGTGCGCTGAATCTGCAAACGAAGGAGTGGATGGGCAAGCCTGCGTTTGCGCCGGGGATGAAACGCTGGACACGCAGGTACATCTATCTATTTCTCCGCCTGAATCGCAACGTACTCAAGCTTGGTCCGATTGCAAGCGGTGGAGATTATGCAGCAGTTGATACCTACAACATAACCACACTTGCACAGAATGCCGCTGCAAACGATACAACAATCTACATTGGCTCTGTTACTTCTGCTCCAACCAATGTCCAGACGGGAACAATTGCCGCGACAAATTACATAGGCATTCTGCTGAACAGCGGTGATTTTTACTGGACCACAGTAACGAGCAATACAAGCGGGACCATTGTTATTCCTAGCACCGGACTGCCAAGCGCAGCCAGTTCTGGTAATCAAGTGTTCAGTTTCCCTATTCTCAGTCAAGTAAATATTCCGCTGGATATTCTGACGCTTGTTCGTCGGGATATTAATGGCATTGACTATCCAATGGAAAAACTCAATGACGTTTGGGGCTATGAGCAGATCGCAAACAAAAACATTACTGCGACGCCTACACAGTGGTTCTACGAGAAGAAATTGCTGTATGGGAATATGTACACAGATTGCTTTCAGTCCACCGTGACTGACGTTTTCCGCATGGCGGCGCTGTATCCCATTGACGATGAGGATTCCACTGCGGACACGATGGCGTTCCCGCAGCAATGGTATGGGGCATTGGAAATGGGTCTTTCTAAGCGCCTAGCACCTAAGTACGGGAAATCGTGGACCTCTACGATGGAACAGAACTATATGGAAGCAATGGCGTCCGCCGCTGCTACCGATCCCGAAGTGGTGTACCAATACTTTCAGCCGGGGCGTGACTGATGGCGAATCAGGGCAACCGCGTCAAGCGGATATACCCTGCTGACATGCTTGGCATTCGGGATGGATCGATCCCGAATAAAGATGCACGCATGACAAATGCCATTGTTGAGATAAATGGCAAAGAGCTAGAGATTCTCAAGCGTCCCGGTTATCAAACGCTGACATCAACCTCTGATGGTGTAGGACTTGGCGCAACGCCAATTGACGACTCAAACGGAAACAGCGTTATTTTGCAGTTCTCGGGGTCGTCCTACAGCACGGTAAGTGCAGCCTACGGTGGACAGTGGGAAGTCCTGTCGCAAATCAACGGGAATAATCTGCCATCAAATCAGATGGTCTATAACGACATTCTGTATGCATGGTTTGGAACGTCGCTATATACATCCGTCAATGGATCGTCTTGGTCTCTGGTGGGGACGACCGATGGAAATGGGCCGCTTGATTTGGTTACGAGTTATTCGGGAGCGATGTTTTCCGCATCAGGAGATACAGCCACTAACGTAGCCGTACATTCATCGGCGGACGGTCTTACTTGGTCAACGCTTGCTCAAAGTACGCCAGCAACTGCCGCGCCTACTGAGGGATTGGTGTCGCTCGGTGGATATTTGTATTTGTTTCTTTGCGGTGCTAATCAAGAGGTTTGGCGTAGCACGGATGGACAAAATTGGACCGCTAGAACAACCAATGCATTTCCTGCAAGGCTTGGATCAGCATGCGTTGCCTTGAATGGCAATCTTTTTGTACTTGGCGGCAGGAAAGTCAGCGGTAGTGTGTACACAAATGAGGTATGGAAATCAACGGACGGTGGCGCTAACTGGACATTGGTAGGTTCTGGTGGTTTTAGCGCACGATGGACACCTTTTTATGCCGTTGCAAACAACCTTGTGTACATAGGCGGTGGGCGTAATGGAAGTGGCGATTTGGCTGATTTGTGGTGTTCTCAGGGGGATACCACATGGCAGCAAATAACTATGACGCCGACTGCAACATTGACCGGCAGAGGAACTGCGACACCGACCAGCGTTAGCGGCAACGGTCAATCCAGACTTGTAGGTTTTCAGAATTCGCTTTTTCGTATAGAGGCTAATTCGACCAGCGCGACGAGTCAGTATTACGTCATGCGCTCAAGGGCAGGACAGGCAGGAGGAATTACCAATAATCCATTGATTGCCGTTACGTCAACGACAACGGCTGCGCCATCGGGAAGTTCATTCATCTCCGGCAGTCCATTAGACATATCGCAGAACCTAGCGCATACCAAGATCGCGCTTAAAAACGCGATCGGAGCATGGTGCATTACCGTATCGGGCATGACAATAGCCAAGGTGACGGATGCGGATTATCCGGCCACGACTGTTCGCGGGATCGTCTATCTTGACGGCACGTTCTATGTGATGGACCCTAAAGGCAAGATTTACGGATCAGACTCCGAGGACTTCACTAGCTGGACGGCAACGAATTTCATTAACGCGCAGACCGAGCCTGACGGTGGCGTCGCACTGATTAAATATAATCAATACGTGGTTGCGTTCAATCGCTACACAACTGAGTTTTTCTTCGATGCTGGCAATGCAACGGGAAGCCCGTTGTCGCCTGTTTCCAATGGAACATTGCTTGTGGGTTGTTCCTGCGCCGATTCGG